CCCGCGCTGTAGCGGAGGAGGAAGACCATGTTCAAGAACATCACCTGGGGCTCGCTGTTCAAGTCAAAGACCTTCTGGGGCGCGTTCATCGCCCTCGTCGCGGAGGCCGGCAAAACCTTGTTCCCCAGCAACCCCACCGTTGCCCTGATCATCCAGCTGTTGGGCGGCCTGCTTGCCACCCTCGGCTTGGTGGACCGCACCGCGACGCCCAACGCCGGCAAGTAGAGCATGGGCACCCTACTCACCTTCCTGCCCTACACGGGCCTCGCTGCCTTCGCCTGGGCGCTCGTCGCCACCTGGCGATGGGCAGCGGCCCGCCGGGACCGGGATGCGTGGAAGGAGGCTTGCCGGCTCGCGAAGGAGGGTGAGTCACAGGCCCTCGGGCTCCTCACCGACATGCAACGCATGGTCAACGAGTGGAAGGCCCGCGCCGCATCGGCCACCGCCAACGCCATGGAAGCCCAGCAGGAGGCATCGGTCGCCAAGGCCCGCTTCGATGCTCTCGCCGATGACATCCGGGCCGGGCAGGTGCCGCCAGACGCAGATGGTGCGCTGGCCTGGATGGCCCGGGTGGCTGACCGGCTGCGGCAGGAGGTGGGCCGGTGAGGGACGCACAATGCACGCCGTTCTTCGCCCGGGTCGCATTCTGGGTCGCGTACGTCTGGCGGTTCCTGCGGATCAAGGGCAAGCTCGTCCTGCCCATTACCCTCCTGTTCGGCCTCGCCTGCCGGCCGCCCAAGATCGTGTACCAGCGCGTCGAGGTGCCGGTCCCGGTGCCGTGCCCGGAGCCCCCCGCCCTCCAGTGGCCCGACCTCCCGATCTACCGGCTGACCCCAGCCTCAACCCAGGAGGAGATCGCCAGAGCCTACGTCGCCAGCGTGGAGCGTCTCCAGGCGCAACTGTGGCAGGCCTTCCGGCTGCTCGACGGCTACCGCACCACCACACCACCCGCCGCGCCAAGGAAACAGCCATGAGGGCACTCTCGCCGCGGTTCAAGGCTTTCGCCGACGCGCTCCTCGCTGACCCCGAGATGAACGCAACTCGCGCCTACATGGCCGCCTACCCGAAGTGCGGGCAGGAGGCCGCAAGGCGCAATGCGTCGAGACTGCTGACAAGGGCTGACGTTGAGGCTTATCTGAACGAGGGTCGGTTAAAAAGGCAGGAGCGGACCCAGATCACCCAAGATCGGATCGTCCAGGAACTCATGGCGCTGGACCTCTTTGAGCCTGACGGCAGCCTGAAGCGGATCACCGAGATGCCAGAGGCGGCCCGGCGCAGCATCATCGGCATCGAGGTCGCCGAGTTGTTCGCCGGCCAGGGCGAGGAGAAGCACGCCTTCGGCATCCTGAAGAAGATCAAGCTCTCGCCCAAGCAGGGTCCACTGGAACTGCTCGGGAAGCACGCCGGCATGTGGCCCAGCAAGGTGAGCGTGGACGTGGGCGAGACACTCGAACGGCTCATCGTGGAGAGCATGAAGGGCGGTGCGGCATGAGCCCAGCCGCCGCCAAGATCAAGAAGTGGCGGGAGGATCCGGTCGCCTTCGTGCGCGAGGTCTTCGGCGCGGAGCCGGACGATTGGCAGATCGAAGTCCTGCGTGCCTTCCCGGTGAACCAGCGGCTGGCGATGCAGGCGTGCAAGGGTCCCGGGAAGACCTGCCTGCTGGCGTGGCTCGTCTGGAACTTCCTCGCCACCCGTCCCCAGCCGAAGGTGGCATGCACCTCGGTGACCGCGGACAACCTGGCCGACAACCTGTGGACCGAGATCGCCAAGTGGCAGAAGAAAAGCCCGTGGCTGTCCCGCGCCTTCCAGTGGACCAAGACCAAGGTACAGGCCAACGAGAGCCCGGAAACGTGGTGGGCCAGCGCCCGCACCTGGCCGCGCTCTGCGGACGCCCAGCAGCAGGCCGACACTCTCGCCGGCCTACATGCCGACTACATCCTCTTCGTCCTGGACGAGGTCGGATCGATCCCTGACAGCGTGATGGCCGCAGCCGAGGCAGCCCTGGCTTCCGGCATCGAGTGCAAGCTGGTGATCGCCGGCAACCCGACCATGCTCTCGGGGCCGCTCTACCGCGCCGCAACCAAGGAGCGGAAACTCTGGCACCTGACCACCATCACAGGCGACCCGGACGATCCGCGGCGCTCGAAGCGCATCTCCGCCGCCTGGGCACGCGAGCAGATCGAGAAGTACGGCAAGGACTCGCCGTGGGTACTGGTCAACGTCTTCGGGCGGTTCCCGCCGGCATCGATCAACTCCCTACTCGGCGTCGAGGAGGTCACCGCGGCGATGGGGCGCAGCTACAAGCCGATGGACTACGACTCCCAGGCCAAGATCATCGGCGTGGACGTGGCCCGGTTCGGCGATGACCTTACCGTGCTGTTCCCGCGCCAGGGCCTCTGTGCCATGCCGCCGGTCGAGCTTCGCAACGCCGATACCCTCCAGGTCGCCGGGCGCTTGGCGCTCGCCAACAAGAACTGGCAACCCGACGCCAACATGGTGGACGGCACGGGCGGCACCGGGGCCGGCGTGATCGACGTGGCCCGCGGCCTGGGCATCGAGGTCACCGAGGTCAACTTCTCGGGCAGCGCCGACAACCCCAAGTTCTTCAATCGCCGCACCGAGATGTACTTCAAGCTCGCGGCCTGGGTGCGCTCCGGCGGGGCACTGCCTAACGTGCCGGAGTTGGTGGCCGACCTCACCGAACCGACCTACAGCTTCAAGGGCGACAAGATGATCTTGGAGCCCAAGGACAGCATCAAGGAAAGGCTGGGCCGGTCGCCTGACCACGGCGATGCCCTGGCTTGTACCTTCGCCTACGAGGTGTCTCCGCGCTACGAACCCCGTGGAGCGGAGGGCTATCTAAGCGAGGCATCGGTCCTCCACCTGGAGGAAGACCGCGATCCACTGGAGGTGTACTGATGTGCTTCTTCAACCGCCCCAGCATGCCCGCCCCCGTGGCCCCGCCGTCGCCCGTGGTGACCGAGCAGGATCCTGCGGTGCAGGCTGCCATCGACGCCGAACGCCGCCGCCGGGCCGCCGCAATGGGCCGGCAATCCACCATTCTCACCAGCCCGACCGGCGTGTCGGCACCGCCGACGCTCGCCGGCAAGACCCTGCTGGGTGGATGAGATGAAACAGGACCGCGCCCACTTCGACCGCCGCCATGCCGCGCTCAAGATGGAGCGCGAGCAGTACATCGACCGCTGGCGTGAGGCGTCCGACTACATCAGCCCGTTCACGGCCAGGTTCTTGGTCACCGACCGCGAGCAGAGCGGCCGGAAGAAGGCCTCGAAGATCCTGGACGACACCGCAGGCATCGCGAACACGATCCTGACCGCGGGCCTCATGTCCGGCGTGACCAACCCGTCCACCTCCTGGCTGCAACTGCGGATGCAGGATCCCGAGCTTGGCAAGGTCCAGGGCGTGAAGGTATGGCTAGAGAGCTGCCGCAAGGTGATCCTCGAAACCTTCCTGAACAGCAACTTCTACGGCGTGCTGCCGGAGGTCTACCATTCGCTGGCGGTCTACGGCACCGCCGCCATGACGATCCTGGAACACCCGACCGAAACGATCACCGCAGAGTTCCTCCCCATTGGCAGCTACTGGGTCGCCACCAACGGCTTCGGCGAGGTAGACACGATCTACCGCGAGAGCCAGTACACCGTGGCACAGTTGGTGGACAGGTTCGGGCTTGAGAATTGCTCGGTCACCGTGCAGAACCAGTTCAAGACCAACAACCTCGACACCTGGCACACCGTGATCCACGCCATCGAGCCGAACCTCGACTGGGACGATGGCAAGCTGGCCTCCAGGTTCCAGCGGTGGCTGTCGGTTTACTACGAGGTCGGCGGGGACAAGGACAAGGAGCTTTCCCGCAAGGGCTTCCGCGAGTTCCCGGCGGTCGTGCCGCGCTGGGAGTCTGTGGGCGGCGACGCCTACGGGTTCGGCCCTGGGCTCAAGGCCATCGGTGACATCAAGTCGCTCCAGGTGATGGAGCGCAAGGCCCTCCAGGCCATCGAGAAGCAGGTGAGCCCTCCGCTGGTCGCGCCGGTCGCGATGAAGAAGAAGAAGATCAGCAGCCTGTCTGGAGACCTGACCTTTGTGGACGAAACCGCCGAGGGCAAGGGCATCCGCGAGATGTACAAGGTGATGCTGAACATCAACGACCTCGAGGCGAAGGCCGAGCAGACCCGGTCCCGCATCAAGAAGGCGTTCTTCAGCGACCTGTTCCTGCTGATCTCCAGCCTCGACAAGAGTGGCATCACCGCCACCGAGATCGCGGCCCGCAAGGAAGAGCAGCTACTCTCGCTGGGCCCGGTCTACCTGAAGCTGAACGACGAGTTCCTCGACAACGTGGTCGAGCGGACCTTCGCGATCCTGCTCCGCGCCGGCAAGATCCCCCCGCCGCCGCCTGAGATCCAGGGCAAGGGATGGGCGGTCGAGTACATCAGCATCATGGCCCAGTCCATGAAGGCCGTGAACGTGACCAGCATGGAGCGGGCCGTGGCATTCATCGGCTCGGTTGCCCAGTCCGATCCTTCGGTGCTGGACGGATTCAGCGCCGACGATGCCTGGGAGGAGTACGCCTCCATGACCGGCATCCCCTCGCGGGTGGTGCGCGACGCGAAGACCCGCCAGAAGATCCGGGCACAGCGGGCGCAGCAGGACCAGGCCGCGCAGTCGCTGGCGATGGCGCAGCAGGGCGCCGACGTGGCTCAGAAACTGGGGAACACTCCCCTTGGCGACAACAACGCGATGGCGCAGATCGTCCAGCGGATGCAGGGCGCAGCGCCGCCCATGGGGGCCCCAGCATGAACCCACCGCTCCAGCAACCGCCCGAGAACTGCCCGAATGGGGAGATCTGTATCGAGGAGGAGATCCAACGCCGCCGGGCGAGCGACCGGAACGTGTGGATTCGCTGGTCCCTCGGGATCGCCCTGAGCGTTCTCGGGTTCTGCGTGGCCGGACTGCTCGGGAGGGTGAGCGCCCACGGCGACAAGATCATCGAACATGGCGCAGCGATCACCACCCTGAAGGACGCCGACGCTGAGATGAAGGCCGCCGAGAAGATCCGCCGCGAGGAGGACCAGTCCTGGAAGCGCAGGATCGAGGAGAAGATCGACCGCCTGGTGGAGCGCCGCCGATGACCGAACGCACCCGGAACGCGGACGATCCGCGGCAGGTAGGCAAGGCCAAGCGCAAGGAGGAGATCCTTGCGGCCAGGGATGCTGCGGATCTTCGCGTGATCCTGGGCCAGCCGGCGGGCCGCCGGGTGATCTGGCGCTGGCTTGAGGACCACGGCCTCTATGAAACGAGTTTCGACACCAACGCCCTGACGATGGCCCGCAAGGAGGGCCGGCGTTCCGCAGGCCTGAAGATCCTGGCCGAAGTCCACGAGGCCTCCACCGAACTGGCCCTGCTGATGCAGCACGAGGCCAAGACCGCAGCCAAGCGCGAGGAGGACACCGAGAAGACGATCGAGGAAGCCGAAGAGCAGACCACCACCACAACGGAGGAAACCGATGTCTGACCCCAGTGCCAGTGGCGATCCCGGCGCGACCAACCAAAACAGCGCCCCGCCCCCCGGCGATCCCAACAACGCTCCGCCGACGAACCCGCCGCCTCCTGCCACGGGCACGCCGCCGGCTGGAGACCCTGCCAACCCTCCTTCCCCGCCGTCCGGTGAGCAGCCCCCCGCTCCGACCGACCCCAAGGCGCAGCCCCCTGCCCCGAACGTGCCCGAGAAGTACGAGTTCAAGGCTCCCGAAGGGATCCAGCTTGACGAGGCCCTTGTGGGCCAGGTCACGCCGATCTTCAAGGAACTTGGGCTGAACAACGAAGCCGCGCAGAAGATCGTGGACGCCTACGCCGCCAAGGTCCAGGCCGACCAGAAGGCCTACCTGGATCAGGTGAACGGCTGGGCAGCCGAGGTCAAGAACGACCCGGAACTCGGAGGCCAGAAGTTCGACACGACCCTCGCGAACGCGCAGTCCTTCCTCGCCAGGTTCGACCCAGATGGGAAGACCAAGGCGTGGCTGAAGGAAACCCGCCTCGGCGACAACGTCAACCTCGTGCGGATCTTCGCGCAGGCTGGCGCCGCAATGGCCGAGGACAGCATGCACCGCGGAGCGCCCAAGCCCATCAGCATCCAAGACCGGGCCGTCCGCATGTTCCCCAACTCGAAATAAAAAGGAGACATACAGATGTCCACCCTTGCTGCAACCCATCCGACCCTGCTGGACCTGGCGAACATGCTGGATCCCGGCGGGAACGTCGCCGACATCGCCGAACTGCTGACCCAGCAGAACGACATCCTGAAGGATGCCGCTGTCCAGGAAGGCAACCTCACGACCGGCAACAAGACCTCCATCCGCATCGCCAAGGGCTCCGCCTCGTGGAAGAAACTCTACGGCTACATCGCCCCGGATAAGTCCGGTTACGCGACCGTCGTTGATTCCTGCGGTATGCTGCGGCGCTACAACGAAGTCGATGTGGACCTCGCCAAGCTCAGCGGAAACGTGCCGAAGTTCCTGGTGTCCGAAGCCTATGGCGCCATCGAGTCGATGAACGACGAGATGGCATCCAGTCTTTTCTACGCCAACGAGGCCACCGAACCCGAAGCCTTCACTGGCCTGGCTCCCCGCTACAACAGCCAGAGCGCGGAGAACGCCCGCAACATCCTCACGTCTGCGGCTACCCCGGACAGCACCGACAACACCTCCATCTGGCTCATCAACTGGGGACCGAACGTCTTCCTGACCTACCCGAAGGGCAGCAAGGCCGGCCTGAGCCAGCAGGACTTCGGCGAAACCACCGCTACCGACAGCAACGGCGCTCTGCTCCAGGTCTACCGCTCGTTGTTTTCATGGGACGTGGGCCTCGTCGTCAAGGACTGGCGCCACATCGTCCGCATCAACTTCGACCTGGAGGACGTGATCGCTTCCGGAGCCACCGGCCCGGTCCTCTACAACCTGATGGCCCAGGCCGTCCGCCGCATCCCCAACATGTCGATGGGGCGACCGGCCTTCTACATGAACTCCGACGCGCTGGACATGTACGACCTCCAGGCCATGAACAAGTCTACCCTCGCGTTCAAGCAGATCCTGGACGCCCAGGGCCAGGTGGTGGACACCTTCCGCGGCATCCCCGTCCGCCGCTGCGACGCGATCCTCTCCACCGAGGCTGGCATCTAGCTCCGGCTGGAAGCCACCTTCAACCTCAACCGAAACGAACAGGAGAATCCACATGCTTATCGACAAGCGATCCGAGTTCGCCGACGCGACCGCGATTTCCACCACCTCTCCCACCGACAGCGCGATTTTTGGGAACGTGATGGACCTCGGGGCTTCGCCGACCCTCAAGAACCCGGGCCAGGCCGGGCAGACCCTCTACTGGGTCGTGTCCATCGATACCGCCCTGGCCTCTGCCGGCAATCCGACCGTGACCTTCAAGCTCTGCTCGGACAGCACCGCCGACCTGGCGACGAGCAAGACGGTCCACGCGCAGACCCCCGCGCTCACCAGCGCCGTCGGAATCGCTGGCTACACCATCGCCATCCCGCTGCCCTCGTCCGAGACCTACGAGCGCTATCTGGGCACCTGGCAGGATGTCGCCACCGCTACCGTCACCGCCGGGAAGGCGAACAGCTACTTGACCTTCGATCCGCCCAAGGGATCGATCCTGCCTGACGGGATCTGAGCGTGATCACGCTGAATGCAGTCAGCCCCTCCTGCACCCATCCGGGCGCGGGAGGGGTCTGCCTGAACATGATCGTCAAGGACGAGGCGCACGTCATCGAGAGGTGCCTCGCCAGCGTGAGGCGGCACATCCAATCCTGGTGCATCGTGGACACGGGCTCCAGCGACCGGACCAAGGAAGTCATCACCAAGGCGCTCTGGGGCATCCCCGGGGCGCTGTACGAGCGGCCGTGGGTGGACTTCGCCACCAACCGCAACGAAGCATGGGAACTCGCCCTTGCGAACCACCGTCCCTCCGCGCTGTTGTTCATCGACGCAGACGAGGTGCTGGATTGCCCTGGGGACTTCCCCCAGCCAATGGTGCAGGATGCTTACCTAATCAATGTGCTGTACCAGGGGCAACTCGCCCCGCGGTTCTTCATGGTCCGCGCCGACTACCCGCACAGGTGGCGCGGGAAGATCCACGAAGACATCGAGCCACATGGGGACATAGCGATGCTGCTTGGGCCTGTGATTGTTTCACGGGAGGATGGCGGGCGTTCGGTAGACATGCGGGCGAAGCTGGTCAAAGACCTTGAGACCATCCTCAACATGCTCGGTGAGGACGCATCGAACCCGAGGAACTGGTTCTACCTCGGAGCGACCTACGCGAAGCTCGGCGACTCGGAGCAGGCGCGTAAGGCTTTCGAGGTTCGCACGAAGATGGGTGGGGACCGGCGCGAGATTGTTCTTGCCGAGAGGTACTTGAGGGAAACCGCCATGAGCATGGCGATCCAAGCAATGGAAACATCCGCCAAGGAGGCATGAAATGCAGGAAGTAGTAGCAATCAAGGATGGGTTCTACAACGGTGCGCGGATCAAGGCCGGCACAAGGTTCCAGGTGGGAGACCGGGAAAAATCGCGGTGGTTCGTGGCTGCGAAGGAGTACACGCCGCCGGAGGTGAAGCCGCTGGTGATGGAGGTCGGCAACGCCGCCAGGCGCAAGGCCGAGTCCTTCATCGAAGCCATGAAGAAGCCGGCCTCCGGGGCCAAGCGGGAATCGGACAGCCCGAAGACCATGTCCGAACACAACAAGAAGACGCCGCTCTAAGAGGAGGGAGCAGCCATGTCGAAGATCAACATGCAGACGGCCGCGGCCACTGCGGCTCCGACGTACTCGCAGGCGGTCCAGCTTGCGACCCCGAACTTCAGTTACGAGGTGAACCTCGCCGGGACTGGTGCGATCTCGGCAACAGTCGTCCTCTACTGGAGCAACGACGGGACCAACTGGAAGACCCTCGCCACGTTCAGCCTGAGTGGGACCAACACCGCTACGGACGGCGATCACTTCAACGTAACCGTGGGCTGGATCCGCTCCGGCATCACCGCAATCAGCGGAACCGGCGCGGCGGTGACCGACAACGTCAACGTGCCGTGATGGTAGTCCGGGCCGCAAGCTCATTCCTAGACCGCACCGTGACGGGGCGGTACTTCGGCACGGGCAATGGCTCGCGCACGGTCTGGAAGTTGGCGGCGGGCACCTCGGACCGCGCCCTGCTGCATCCGGTGCTGTACCGGAAGGACTGGCAGATGCCGGGGCATTACCAGGTGTACTCGACTTCGCGGGCGAATCTGCTGTTGCAGAGTCAGACACTCCAAACCTCGTGGACGCGCAACGCGGTTCTTGCGTTTGGGTCTGGTTCTGTAGTGGATTCTGTGGTCGCCCCCGACGGCACCACTACGGCAGAGACAGTTACTGAAGATAACACTACAGCTCAGCATTATTTGTCACAGACAATCGTAAAGGCCGCTGCGTCTACAGCATACACGCTGTCGTTCTACGCCAAAAAGAAGGATCGGCAATGGATATATCTACAGGGTGTTGATGGTGGTAATTTCGCCAGGTGCTACTACAACCTAAACACTGGAGTCATTGGTACTGCTTCAACTGGCGGCGCTGGGTTCTCGTTAAATGGACAAACAATCTCAAGTGTTGGCAACGGTTGGTATAGGTGTACACTATCGTTCACAACCACGGCCACAACCAATCTTGTGTTGTATGTAGCGATGACCACCGCAGACGCCACCGCAAGTTATGCTGGAGACAATACCAGCGGTGTGTACTTATGGGGAGCCCAACTCGAAACCGGATCTTCCGCAACGTCCTACATCCCGACCGTAGCGGCATCCGCCAGCGTGACCGACTACAGCACCGACGCGACGGGCAAGGTGACGTTCGCTGCTGCGCCGGTTCTTGCTGCCGACGTAGCGTATCTGGACCCGTGGCTGGGAACGGCGTGCTACAAGTCGTTCGGGACGGGTGATGGTTCCGCTACGATGTTCTCCCTGCCGTGGAAGCCGGTGACGGAGCAGATCTACAAGAACGACTGGGCCGGGAATCAGTTGCTGTACTCGACTTCGAGGACGAATCTACTGTTGCGTTCGCAAGAGTTTGATGTCACATGGACACCGCTTCGGACGAGCGTACCGTCCACGAACCATGTAGCTCCAGACGGGACTTCTACCGCTGATTTCATTAAAGAGGACAATACCACCAACACCCATATCGTTTACCAGGGAATTGCGCTATCAGCAGGGCAGGCGTACACGGTTAGCGTGTATGTCAAAGCCGCAGGAAGGGACAAGTTCCAAATATCGTTTGACGGAATTGTAACCGATATTGATCTTGTGGCGGTTACCGCTAGTGGAACCGGTACTATCGCAAGCGTTGGTAACGGGTGGTTTAGGGTAACAATCTACCGATCTAGTCTAGTTACGCCAGCAAGCAATGTTTATTTTGTTTTGAGGAACGCTGCTGGCGCTACGAACTATCTTGGGGATAACACCAGCGGCGTGTACCTTTGGGGTGCCCAACTCGAAACCGGCTCCTCCGCCACCTCTTACATCCCGACCACGACCGCCGCAGCCAGTGTCACCGACTACAGCATCACGCCGAAAGGCGATGTGACTTTCGCTCCCGCCCCGGCCAACGGTGCTGTCTTAACCTGGACCGGTAATATGGGGCCTGCACGATGAAAGCACTCGCACTCGCCATCTGTCTGCCGCTGCTGTCGCAAGCCCCTCCGGGGTACTACGATACCAAACGCATCGTCTGGTACGACAAGTACGATAACCAGGGTTCTCCGTGGCTGTGGGGTTCCCGCGACAAGCAGGGCCACTTCCTGATGGGCGCTGCGGTCGGATCCTGGGTGGCACTACTGGCAGAACACAACGGCTGGAAACGCCCTTGGCTGTGGGGATTCGTGGCTGGTGCCCTGGTTGGCATCGTCAAGGAAGTCTGCGACCACCAGCGATGGGGGTTCGCTCCTCTCAACCAGAAAGGCGGTTCTGGGACCGCAGAAATCATGGATGCCGTCTGGACCGGTGTAGGCGGTGCAGCGGGTGCCTACCTCACGATCAAGGTGAAGTTCTAATGCCTCCGCTCTCGGACGCCGCCGGTCGCTTCGGGGTAGGCTCCGAGGCTCTAGGCAGCGCCGCGGGCCGATTCGGGACGGGCTCGGAAACGCTCCAGAACAACGTGGACCGATTCGCGGTGGGCGGCCAGGTGCTGTCTGGCGCGGGTGGCCTGTTCCGTCTGGACGGCGTGCTGTCCAGCGGCTACGTCGAAACCGATTATGTCGAAGCCGGCTATGTGGAGTGAACCATGACCCTGACGCCACGAGCCACCAAGGGATCGCAACTCACCATCGCGGAGTTGGACGCGGCGTTCAGCGGCCTGGACACCCGGATGGGGATCCTGGAGTCCACGCCACCGGTCCACGTCACCAGGCACGCTCCTGGAGGCGCTGACCCGCTGCCGTGGACAACCATCCACGGGCGAGGAACCACGGCCGCGAAGCCTGCTGCTGCCGCGGGCAACGCTGGCTACATGTACTTCGACACCGACCTCGGGAAGATGCAGCGCAGCAATGGATCGTCCTGGCAGGACGTGTCCGAGGCTGCGGCGGCCATCGCCTGGGGAGCCATCACCGGCACGCTGTCTGCGCAGACCGACCTGCAAGCGGCCCTGGATGCGAAGTCCGGCACCGCCCACAACCACTCCGGGGTCTACTGCCCGGTCACCTCCGGCACCGGGATCCTGAAGGGTGATGGTGCTGGCGGCACGACAACTGCGGTTTCGAACACCGACTACGCTGCGGCCGTTCACATGACCCGCCACGAGCCGAATGGCGCGGACGCCCTGCCCTGGTCCACGATCCATGGACGAGGGACCACCGCGGCCCGCCCCGCAGCAGCCGCCGGGAACGCCGGGTATCTCTACTTCGACACGACCGTCGGGGCTCTCTACCGCAGCAATGGAAGTAGCTGGGACGCCTGCGCGGAAGCGGTCGCCAGCGTCGCGTGGGGCGCGATCACAGGCACCCTCGCGAACCAGACCGACCTCCTGACCGCGCTGAACGCGAAGTCCGCCACGACCCACAACCACTCTGGCACCTACTGCCCGATCACCAGTGGTTCCTCGATCCTCAAGGGCGACGGGGCAGGCGGGACCACCGCGGCCGTCAGCAACACCGACTACGCCGCAGCAGCGCACGCGAGCAGGCACCTGGCGGGTGGGGCCGACGCCATCGACTGGGCAACGGCACACGGTCGCGGAACGA